ATAAAGAACCCAATGATGAGATAATGTTGTCAAAGCCCAAGATGTATAAAAACCCATAGGGTTCCCTATATTATAAGAAACCTTAGAATCTTTATAATCAAAAGCTTCACCACACATTATGTTATATCACGCTTCAGACTTTGATTTACCTATTAATATAGATAGAATACCTTTAACAATAGTTATTGGAAACCTATCTGTAAAAGCAGTTAAATCAAAGCAGAAGTGAGTAGTATCCATCGAAAGTAATCCTCTAATCCCCTCGGCCTGACTAAAAGTCTGGTCGGAAGGAATATCCTGCAATATGGCATAGACTCTATCGTGAATCGGACGTAATACTGTCTGAGACCAATAGTCGCCTATAGCGATAATGCGAGTTTTACCTTCAGAATCAGGAAAAACTGAGATTCTACGAATAGGTGTCTTAATCCCTATTGGTTGATCAAAGATTTTCGCTAATTCCGGATACCACTGACACAAGCTATCAAGACGTTCACTAAACTTAGAACCTCCAAGTAATCTAATAGAATCAAGTAATGGAGATGGGATGTTTTCCAAATCCACTAATTGACCATATGTAGATTGAAGCTTAGAAGGTCCAATTTTAGTCGAGAGATGAAAGTCTGCAAAGAATGGAGAACGTAAATTCAAACTTTTAGAACGAAAGTTAGAAGGACTTAATTTCTTAAGAACTTTAACGAACCCTCTAAAAGAGCGAAGATATGTTTCCTTCTTAATCTCAATTCCAGGACTAGTAATAGTACTAAAATCAGGATTAATTTGCAAACGTAGTGCCCTAGGACAAGATAAAATAGAAAGAATAACTTGAATATCCTCACGGAAGTTCTCGTTACTCTCTTTATCTAATCAAGGACTAAGGTGATAGAGCTTATAAGCTAATCCGTCGAGTCTTAACTTGATTCCGTCAAGTAATGTAACATTACAAGCCAGATATCTCGTAAAGCTAAGGCGAACTAACTTATTATACCCTATAGCAAACTTAATTCCCCTATGCCTAGATATATGATTAATAAAATCCATATACCTAAGTAAAGGTTTCATAAGGTTGCCACTACAATCTGTAGTATGTATCATTCATTTTAACAGGTGAATTGCCTGCATATTAAAGACTTGTTTGTCTGATTTTAAGGACTGTTGCTGTCCCTTCGATTTATTAAATCGGCTAGGAAATTTTCTTTTCTTAGTTGACATAATAATAAGAAGTGAGTCAGATTTTATCCTCATTACCGATAAGAGTAGTTTAGATAGAGTGAAAACTAGGGGAAACCACTATTTCAGGTTGTCCAACTAATTAGCTCTATTACTCTTCTCGATAAGAACGACGGTGACAAACCGGCTTCTCTTACGAAGCTGAGACTATCTTCAACCAAGAATCGATCATAGAATCCGACTCTCGGATAGTAGAGAGTGAGGTCTTTTTCAAGGCCTCGAGGTGTCCGAAGG